TTTGTTTTAGGTTTAGATAGTGCTGGTAAATTAAGTAACGCCTCAACAAACGCTTTAAAACAAAACATATCTTCTTGGTTGGCTGATTATAGAATGATAAACGATTATGTTTTGATTAGTGATGGTAGAATAATAAACCTAGGCCTTGAGATAGATTTATTTGTCGATAAGTCTTTTAACCAAGGTGAAATTATAAACAACACAATCCAAAAAATAAGAGAATATTTTGATGTAAATAAGTGGGATATGGGAGAATCTATATACCTAGGTCAACTAATTGAGACAATAAACTCTGTTGGTGGTGTTATAAACATACCTGACATTAGAGTGTTTAATAATGTTGGCGGTGTATATTCTTTAAATGAAATAGACCAGCCGTACTTAGACCCTACAACTAGACAAATAGATTTAACCGATAATTACGCTTTATTAGGTGAATTTAAAACAATGTTTGAAATTAAATATCCTGAAAAAGATATAAAAATTAGAGTAAAATCAACTACTTAATGGATAATAGATTTAGACAAATAGCTGGTCGTTTTAGAAACAAAGAATCTGTTGACAGAGACGTTCAATTAAAGGTTGAGTTTAATAACCAAACTAGTGTTATTAAACCAAACTTAAACACTATCAATAGTGTAATAGATGTCCAGGACCTATTTGAATCTGAAAGAAATGAATCTAATTTATATAGAATAAATGGTAAAATAAATTTATTTACTGATAATAGTATAACACAGGGTGGTACTGTGTATACTAATGAAGATGATGAAATTAAAAAACTAGACCCCAACGGACAAGAAATGACCCAAAGACCAGCTATTGATGGTGATTGGGATATATTGTTTGACGGTCCACCTGATTTTAGAACACCTAATAACTGGTTGTTGCAGATATGTTACCCTTCTAATATGTTACCTAATTACAACTTATGGTCACCAACTAGAAAAGCTTATTTGGGTATTAAAATATCAAATATAACATCTAATAATTCTAACGGGTCTAGAAGTATTACAAAAATAACAACAATTCAGAAACACCGTTTATCTGAAGGTGATTATATACACTTAAATTTTTTAGATAATAGTTCACAAACTCACCAAGGAATTCATGAAATTTTTGAAATTATTGATGAATATAGTTTTACTATAGAAAAAACTTATTCTACTGTAACAACTAACGATGTTTTTATTAGAAGAATTGTTAACCCATCTGACTTAGATATAAACTACAATGAACCAAAAACATTAAATTCGGTTATTAGTTGTGATTTTAGTGGTGGTACTTTTAGTAGTTTATATAGTAAAACAACTGTGAGTAACCATGGTTTAGGTTTAAATGATTTTATTGAGGTGAGAAATAATTCCTCAGGTTTAATAAATGGTTTTCATAAGGTAACTTATATAATTGATGATAACAATTTTGTGATTGATTATTTAAGTGCCTCAGCACCATCAGTAACAACAAACTTAACCTCAACAAACTTTAGAATATTAGACGGTACACCATCAGAGTATTATGTTAGACAGTTTGAAGTTTTAACAACTAACGAGTATAAAAGTTATAACGCTTCTTACGCGACTAATATATATTACCCAAGTGTGGAACCAACTGTAGGAACCGCTAATCAATCTTGGTTATTTCATTATGAAAAAGATATAAATACAAGTGATTTAATTAGTCATAGAGGTGGTGTTGTAAATGAACTTTATCTTTGCGTTTTAAAAAGAGCTGGAAAAAATACTTATTCTTGGTCAAATGTTACGTCACATTGGGAGTTTAACGGTAGATTTAATAGAACAGGGATATGGGATAAAAGTTTTGATGAGGCAACAACATTAAATGGACTAGAGACAGTTTCAAAATACAATCCAAATGGTGTTGGTTCTATAGAAAAAAACAATAGAAGATTAAGTGACGGTACACCAGGTAGTAAGTATATCGGTGATTTTGTAGAATATAATCAAGAAGAAATAAAGGAAAGAACCATTTTAGAGACCATTTTTAGGTTTGGTGTTAAAGACGGTTATGTGAATGTACCTGAAAAAGTTGGTGAAAAAACAACCTACGTAGATAATGATGGAGAAACACAAACAGACTCCTTTAATCCCGATGGTATAGCCCCAGCTGATGAAAACGGTGAAGGTTATTTTTACAAACCTTTTAAAAAAATAGAGTTTAGAAAATTTTCTAATGTAATTGAGTATGCGGAACCTGAAGATACTATTGAAGGTATACCTAGTGATTATGTCGAATACCCTGATGGTACATTAGGTTGGAGAGATTTATTAGAACATGGGTTCATACAAGAAGGTAACAACGGTGTGAACTGGCCTTTTGTACAAGGTAGACACTATATATTTCTTAATCATAATATATACTTAAGAAGACAAGACCCTAGAGAGGTAATAAATCAAGAGGATTTAATAACAGTTAACCCTAAAGATAGTTGTTAATGGGATATAGTTTTACATTAAGCAGAAGAAAATTATTAGGTAACGACGGACTTCCGTTGACGGCTACGACTATTACTATAGTTTCAGGTTTAACGTTAGACCAAAGATATGTAACATCAAATACTTATCCAACTAATCGTTTACCTAATAACTACCCACCTCTACAAACACCTAAAAATGTTAGTAGAAATATTGTATTAAATCAAGATTTAAATTATAAAAGTATCGTTTTACCTATAGAAATAACTTTTAACCCAACGGATTATTCAGATTTAATACAACGTTGGACCGATTCTGAGGTTGCTAAATCTATAAACCCTATCGAGGATGGTGAAACTTCTAGGTTTTATAATAAAGACGGACTTAAAATAGAATTTAGATTTGCTGACAGAACAACAACAAACGTAAATTCTTGGAATTATGTAAGTGATTATTCAGCTGCTGGTTTTATTATGCCTGACGAATCTAACTTAAATAGATTTACCAGAAGTTATTTTAGATTGTATTTCTATGATAGTACTAATACTGAAAAACAAAATCTATTGTTCACTGAAGATATACCAGTTACGTCAGATATTAAATCTTCGGCTGACTTATTAAAGTTAACCCCTACACTAAATTTTAATAGATTATTTTGGTTAGAAAATGATTCACTAATGTTTAATAACAATAGTGATAGGGTTGTTTATATGGATGCTAGATTTTTTAATGCTAAAACAGGTCAAGTACATGTTTTTAACAACATACCTAAAACAAATAACACACCAATTGATGTAGCCACATATAGCTCAAATCCAACTTGGCGCACTGTACCTATAACATTAAGAAACCCAAATAATGAGGGTGGGGATTATATATTTAAAGTTAACCCAATACCTAACAGAGTAGTTAGTAATGCTGGTAGTACAACTATAACAATGTCAGAGTTTATATTAGAATAATGGAATTTTTAAGAAGGACAGTTTACTTATCAAAATATTTTAGACCATACGATAGTGATGGTGATGGGGTTTTAGATTCCCTTATTTTATCTGCTACCACAAAAACATTACAAATACCTTTAATACAAAAATTTGATGATATAGGTATATACCGAACATTAGACCCTATGGTTGAGGATGTTGAGATAATTGATATCGACAACCTTTGGTCCACATCTAACGATGGTAGGGGTGATGTTGATTACACCGAAGTTGGTACACAAAGTAGTGCTACTAATCAAGGTGATGAAGGTTCTGTTAATCAAGAAGGTACAAATACGTTAGGTGCTGTTTGTACAGATGATGAAGCTCTTAACTACATATTAAATGATTATCCAGATGCTACCTTAACTACTAACAGTGACGGTGACCCTGTTTTAAAATTATCTAGTGGTGAAGAATTATTATATACTTCTTGTTCAAACTGTTGTAATTTACCGTCAGAAACTGAAAGTCCTAAAGAAGAACCATGTGAACCTGACCCAATACCTGAAGAAACATTTGATACTACCACACATGACATAATAACTAAACAACTTAGAACTACTCCTTTAAATTGTACAAAAACTACGAAAGTGTATGAGACTAAAGGGAAGGAATATAGTGATAATGATACGATTGGGGATAAAACACTTAGTACGATAAAAATTGATGAGGGGTGGATTTCTTTATATCCATATACTGAAGACCCTGGTGGTATAGAGGAAATTTATGAATGTAGTAATAATCCCGATTGTGAGGATTTAACAGAAGCTCAATTTAGAGTTAAATACAGTCCATATTTAAGTGGGTTATGTTCTGGTGTTGTTGATAGTTGTGGTAATAATCTTACATCTTTAACGAATACCACTTTTACAAAAACTAGTGGTGGTGATGCTTGTTGTGCAAAAACTAAAAAAGCTTACAAGTTAATAGCTACACAAAACAATGGTATTTGGACTTATAAAAGAGACACATATGAATATTGTGCGGATACAAAGGAACCAAGTGGATTCATAATTAAATATAAATGTGGGTAAATAAAAAAATATGGCTTTAATTACAGGAACTACGGAACACCAACTAGATTTAATAAAATCTTACGATTTAAAAAACCCATATAAGGTGGGTGTTGTTAAACCAGGTATTACGGTGAACTCTATCACAACAGACCCAAATACTGGTAGACCAATATCGGTTAATTACACAATAGGTTATATAAACTATAACACATTATTAAACGAGACATCTGAGGTTTTTGTTGATGATGGTAAATATGATGGTGGAGCTTTCATAAACCCAAGGACTTCAGAGACTAGGAAATACCCAACAACTTTTTCATTCATACCATCACCTTTAACTGAAACATCTTATTTTATTTTTAAAGATGACGCAGAAATGGGTGTAGTATTTGAACCTAAAATTGAAGAGGAAATATTTATAGAAAGAAGAAAGGATAATATACTAGAACAACATTTTAGATTATCAGAGATAAGAACCATAGTTGGTTTAGAATCTTACAATAACGGGTATTATAACATAATAAATATAGAATAATATGGCAACAGGTAATTATGGTACGGTAAGACCGGCAGACGTTAACATCGAGGACGTTGAAATATTTTACACATACACACCTAGTAGGGATGTACCACCTACAATAGGTATACAAAGGTTAAATCCTAATACGGTTTTATCACCTTTTTCACACCCTGACCCACTAGGGACATCAACACCAGTATTTGGTGGTTTATATAATTTAACTTTACCCGCAGCTAATTTTTCAGCTAAAGGATTTTATACAATAGTTATAAGACCTAGGGAGTATAGGTTAAAAATAACTGACTGTGGGGTTTTATCGGCTTTCCCAAATGTTAAAGGGTTGGTGTTCAGAGTTAATGATTTACCATCTAATTTAACAGCAAACAATTCGTTAGTTGGGTATAGAGTAGAATACTTTGATAATTCGGGTAATAAAATACCTAACTTTTTTAGGGTTATAACATCCAGTAATTTAGCTGAGCCAGTAAATCAAAATTTAAGTAACACTACACAAAAATCTATTAGGTATAGGTTTAACAATAGTGGTAATTTAATTTACACAACAATAACACCTAGTTCAGCATCAAACGTAACACCAAATAACGAACCTTATATAGGTACACCTAATCAAGATATTGTTATAACTAACACATTTTTTAACCCAATAACTATTGAAGTTGAAATGGTTGAACATGATTTTGATACATTATCTTATGGTCTATTCGGTAATCAAATTAAGTCAATCGTTGATGGTAAGTACACCATTTATGATAATGAAAACAATATCTATAAACAATATAACCTGTATGAAATTCAAGACCAGTTTACTGGTGAACCGTTACATGAGGTTAGAGAGGAACTTAGTGATATTGATTTCACGAAAAACTTTGCTACTATAACAACAACACCTTAATATATAAAATAATAAATGGCTACTAAAAAAGTAATACCAGGGTCGTTAACCCAAGCATACAAAAAGGGTGAAGGTGATTTTTCACCAGACCTAGTAGGTTTTCAACTTACTAAGGGTACGCCTTTATTAACTCTAGGTAATTTTAGTGTAACAACAAATAACCAACCTAAAGTCAATAATATAGTTAACACTGGAGTATTTTCAAACCCGTATACATTAGAGACATTAAATTTAACTGATGAAGAGTCACAACAATTAGTTAGTAACGATGTACTAACAACACTAAATGTAGATATAACAAATATAACTAGATTTGTTTATTATGGTTCTTTCCTTGAATTCTTAAGGGTTAATGTTGAGGAAATAATATTAGACTGGAAAGGTTCTTTATATATTACAGATGGTGGTGGTCCTGCTACGTCAGTGACTAAGATAACGGTATTAGGGTACAACTATGACGGACTAACAGATGAATCAACATTCTTAATACCAACACAGTTTATAGTAAATAATTTTAACTTAGATTATGAGTTAAATGACGATTTACTAATTGATGCTAAAGATATATCTAATTTATCTAATAGTTTTACAAACTACGAAATTAGTAACGATTACGGACAATTTGACGTATTAGGATTTACAGGTTCAACAGACTCTAACCCTTATGTTACGATATTAGCTAAAGGTGAAGTATTCCCGACACTAACATCAACATCTTTTGGTACATTTGATTACCATGTAAAACCTAAAGATAATGTTGTTGAAATTTTGTTTTACCAAAATTTAAGTGACTTTGGTAATATTTTACTAAACAGACTTACCTTACCTAAATTTACAGCAACACTAGAAGCTCCAATTGAGACTGAATCTGGTAGAGTTTACTTAACTAGACAAACATATACATGGCCAACAACAGATGGTTATAACTTAGATGTAGACACAACAGAGTACGGTAGTTACTTAAGTGGTTTATTAAAACTAGGTGATGATTACGATAGGTTAAAATCCGACTTAATAAGTAGGAGATTTGTTTCAACCACCGTTAAAGAGTTTGATACCGTTAGTAGTGGTGGTGACGATACCGAAGGTAGAAAGATACAAAAACTATTAAGGATTTATGGTCGTGAATTTGATGAGGTTAAAAAATACACTGACAGTATACAATTTTCTAAAGTTGTTACCTATAACAAAAAAGATAACATACCAGATGAACTAATTAAGATGATGGCTAAAACTTTAGGGTTTGAGACGTTACAGACGGTCACAAACAATAGTTTAGCTTCTTATTTAGCAACAAAACAACAAACACCATTTTCTGGACATTCTAGAGAAATGTCTACAAAAGAAGTGGATACGGAATTATGGAGACGTTTAGTTATAAACGCTTGGTGGTTATATAAATCTAAAGGAGCTAGAAAAGTTATTGAATTCTTTTTTAGGTTGTTTGGTTTACCTGATTGTTTAGTGAATTTTGATGAACTTTTATATATTGCAGAAGATAAGTTAAATAGAGAAGAAACATTCTTAAAGATTAAACAAATCTTATCTAAAAGTTACGGTATACCTATTACTGATGTTGAAATTGACGAGGACAGAATACCTATGGACAGTGAGGGGTTCCCTAAAACGCTACCTAACACACCAGAATATTATTACCAAATGTATGGTTATTGGTATAATAACGATAAAGGACCTTTATTAGGTACTGATAAAGTTATCGGTAACAACCCACACTTTGGACCTTACGATTATGGTAATGCTTACTATGACCCATTTAGATGTTTTATAAGTGATTTCTCAGGTATAACCAATAATGTTACAAAATCTTATATTGAAAGTGTAAACTTATTTAACGACTACAATAAGGGTACTATTGAATCTTTCAACGGTTCATCTAAACCTGTACAAGATTATGGTTTAGCCTACGCAAACGTAATGAATACATCAAATAGGGTATCACCTATAGTAAATTTAACACAAGCCGGTTATTCTAACGAAACATCAAGAACAGGTCAAGGAGCTTTAAAATTTACGTTCAATTTAGGTGAAGGTGAGAGTTGTGCTGTTAAATGTCCACCACTGATTGAAAGTCAACAAAGCGGTTTATGGATAATATCTAACATAACTGACGAAACATTAAATAAACAAGTTTCTTTAGAGTGTTGTGACGCTGTTGGTGGATGGTATGGTCCTTCAGGACAATCATTCTTGGAACAAACTGATGCCCAAACAGAAACAAACCCTTGTGATACCATAATACCTGAAGCACCAAAAACAGCTGGATGTAAAGTCGGTGAATGTAACCCTAAGTATCAACAGGTTGATGATAAAAAAGTATCTTACAATAACGGAGAAACTGAGTGTGAAATAACTGTAGCTCAATTTAGAAACACTTCTGATGACAGTATAACGGATAAAATACCTAAAGATTGTTGTCCACAGGGTTATGTTGCAACATATTATGGTGTTGGTACATATTCTGGGCAAATAAACAGATGTTTATATTTCTGTAAAAAAGTAGTAGAAGAAAATGTAATAAATATTACAGATGAAAACACTGATGTTGACGTTGAAAAATTTTGTTACTGGTGTCCACCTGATAAGAAGTTTTGTGAACCTTTTGCTTACTATAGATACCTATATGATGCTGAACTTAATGAAAGTCTACATAGTAATTTAAAAAATGATTTTTGGCTTATAAATGATAGGTATTCTAATTACGAAGATTTTGAAAAATCTTTTTTATCAGACACAAAAACATTTGAAGCTATTTTAGCTGAATTTGAAAAAATTTATAAAAGATTTGCTGATGATTGGAGTCTATATTCTGATTATTGTGTTATAAACAACCCTGATGGTGAAAGTATAACAAACCCTAAATGTTGTACACTAAGAGGAGGTCAAATACTAAACAGAAAAGATTTTATTAGTAGAAGAGAAGAGGAAATGTCAACCAAACCTTTTGGTGAGGGTACGTTGTGGGATTTTGCTAATAGTAAGGGTTCTGATTTTAATATAAAACCAAAAGATGATGTTTTTTGTGTAATACCTAACGATTGTCCTGAAGTTATTCAGTTATCCGATATACCAGACTTAAGTAGACGTTGTTGTGATAAAAAAGGTTACAACTACCTTTATACCTATGATAATGACGGTAAATATACAACTAAGATATATGGTTTATCGGTTGACGAAGTTGGGTCAAGAAAGGTTATACGTGAACTTAACACTTGTGAGTTATTAAAACAATACGACTGTTCATTTGAAAAACTGTATACGGTACAATTAGATAAAGAAACAATGGCCTACTATGGTGGAGGGCCTTTCGAAGTTAGAGCTGAGAAAAAAATAACCCAAGAATGTTGTACAAAATTAAATAGTGAAGGTTATTATTATAATGGAAGAAAACTTAATTTAACTTATATAACTGATAAGGGTGGTGAAGGTCATTGTGTTTCTAACTATTTTTATAATAGAAGTTAAAAAATAAAAAATTATGTTATTTGATATAAATAGTTGTTGTTCAATATGTCCTAGTGAGATATTTTTAAACGTTGATTTAGAAGGTGAACTGGTTTACATATTCACAGAACCAGACACGGGTAAACAATTACCTATTAGTGAAGAATGTTGTGAAATAATAGGGGGTAAAAATTTAAGCCAAGGTGATGAGTACACGGGTTGTGATGCGTGTGTGACTTATACACAAAGTAATGATTTAAATAGTAAGTATAGCTTCTTAGGTATATTAAATTATGAAGGATATTCGTCTATCAAACTAAGTGATGAAATATTAAGTACTTGTTGTGAAAAAGATGGTTATCACTATTATGAAGGTTACCCTTTAGGTATAGACAACGGTGATATTCAACCTTTTCCTAATACGTGTTGGAGATGTCCTAGGGTAATATCTGAAGAAACTGATGGTATACCATATAAAATAGGTGATATTATAAATGGTAAAAAAATAGTTGATATTCAAACCGATGAGAAAACAATAAAAGAGGTTGAAGATTTAAAAAGAGAAAAACAAATAGAATTGGTGGGATGTAGGGCTTATCAAGAAAAACTTCAAACTGATTTAGATAATTTAACATCATCGGGTGGTAACTATAAAAGTATTTTAAATGCTCAATCATCTTTGAATGAACAAAAAGCTAAATGTTCTAAGTTAGAAAGTGAAATTACAGCTTTAGAAACAAGATTAAAATTTTTAAAAGAAAGTAGTACAACATATATACTAATATTTGAAGATAATACTACAGATATAATCAGGTCCACGACTACAATAATTTACAGACCTGAAGATGAAACTTTTGGTAATAATATTTCAGAATATTGTTGTGGTGTGATTAGTCGTATTACTAGAGATAACTCACTCAGATATGTAAACGGTGTTTGTACCAGATACACTAAAAGTTTATACGAATAAAAAGTGTCAAAGAAAATAATTATATAGAAAGTAAACTAATAGATGGCAGATTATACAGCATACTCAAGTTCAGCACCGAGAGAGGGGTGTAAAGACACTAACGCGATAAATTATTGTAATTCTTGTACTACTCACGTACAATCAATGTGTAGATACCCATCTAAGGTTGTTGGTTGTATGGACCCGTTAGCTATTAATTACAATAAAAGTGCTGAATCACCGTGTAAAGATTGTTGTGTATATGAAACAAGATTAGATAAACGAGAAGAACCTATAATTAGTTTACCTGGAATACCAAGACCACAAGAACCAAATATACCAGTAAACCCAACACCTTGGACACCTGGTGGAAAACCTGGTACATTTCCTTGGGATGAACCGCCTATATGGGCGGAACCTCCTTACCATGGATGGCCTAATAACCCATGGGACGATACACCACCATCAAGAACTAGACATTGGAGAGACAATATTAAAAATAATAATGACTGTGTTTCTAATATATACCGTTGGGAAGATGGTCCTGAGTTAGGTTTAGAATATTATTTACGTACTTTAAGAGGTAGTAATTGGTATGGTGATGGAAATGAGGTAACACGTTTTGAAGTTAATAAGTTTTTTGATGATAACCAACTAAAAACTAGTCTACTTAGTTTACTAAATGGTAATTCTGGTGATTGTTATACATGTACAAAACCGAGTGCTAATTTTATAATCAATACAACAAACAACTTACCTTTGGTAATACCTATGTACATAGGTGACCCATACCAAAGGGTTGATTATATAATAGATAATACCATATTAAACCCTGAGATATCTGAATTACAACAAACTTGTGCTTCTATAGGTGGGGAAATTTGGTCTTATGATGGTAGAACACAACTTAAAAGACCTGAATGGGATTACCGAGAAGAGTTTGATTTTAAAAGAAGAACTGAAGAAATACAACAAGAAAAAAGTAAGTTAGATGAGATTGCCAAACAAATATCTGATTTACAAGAAAAAATAGGTTCTGTTGAAAATGAGATAACTTTAACAGATGAAAAAATACAATCTGAACGTACACCTGTTGATTTCACAGACGCTAATAGATTCACTAATATTAAAAGTGAATTAGAGTCACAAAGAAAATATTTAAATAGAGATTTAGAGAGACTACAATCTGTTGAACGACAACAAACTTTTCAAGTAAATACTTTAGAGGAAAACGGTAAATATGATAGACCAACTTTCGTTGAAGATTTATGGCGTGTAGATAAAAGAAAAGCTTGGGTTGGTTGTATTTGTAAAACTACCGATGATGGAGGTACTGGTGGTACTGATGGAGGTACTGGAGGTACTGGTGGTACTGATGGAGGTACTGGTGGTACTGATGGAGGTACTGGTGGTACTGGTGGTACTGATGGAGGTACTGGAGGTACTGGAACAGGTACTACAGATGGCACAACAAACACTGGAGTCTCTAAATGTGAAGACGGTGTTGTTTATTATAGTTTAGATGGTTATAAAACAACTTATTACACTAACAGAGAA